CAGTAGTTGATAATCGCCAAGACTCTATCGGGTTTAACTGTGTCTAACTGGTCAAAGATGACCAGGTTCTTGTCGGTAAATGCTGTGAACTCGTCAATGAAGGACTCATTGGGAGTCCCCTCTCTAGCCCCTGCTGACTGCATCAACATCCTGTACAGTGACTCACTGGGCTTCATCTCAAGAGACGCGAGGCAGACCTTAGAGTCTTTGAGTAGGTGTAGGATAATCTCACCACAGATCATTGATTTACGCGAGGCGTTAGCCCCTGCGAATAGAGTCAATTCCCCTTCGCGTAGACGGAATGTCTCCCATGTCTTCGACCAGGGTAACTTAGCACCCCAGATCTTTTGCCCCTTGGATCGCTCTAATACCTCATCACGCCACTTGCCGGCAGAGTGTATCTGTGACGCATCCATCATGGAGGTGAGTTCTATGTATTGATCTAGGTCTAACCCTTGTGGGAGCTTCATTACATGACCGCCTTTATGATTTCTGCTGCCGCTTGCGGGACAATGGCGTTACCCGCTCCCCTGAGTAAGCCCACTCTGTTGGATATCCCATGAGCCAAAGGGAAAACCTCGGGTTGAGTTGGGATGGTGCGGTACTTTCCGTCTCGGCAGTAGACGATTTCTGATTCTTCCCAGAAATTATATGCCTCATCGCCCCGAGCGGAATTGTCTTTCTGGTTAATTCCCCCGGATATCCATTCTCTTTGGAATTGTGATGAGTTGGGGTAGGCCAAGGATTGATCGACTCCACTAGCATTGATAGCTCTATTGATTTGCCCTTCTGTATCCTGCGTTGAATTGCCGGACTGCCAAACTTCCCCCTGTCCCGATTGTCCGAACTCATCGGAGTCGGCCATGCACTGGGCAGCAAAGAACAATCTGTCTCTTTTGTGCGGGGCTTTGACAGAACCGCCTGGAAGTACAACCGCTGCTGCGGCGTAGCCTTCTGCCTCCAAGTCCCTTTGTAGATCATCAAGCCATCCAAATCTAATTGCTGACGCAACTTGCTCTCCAAAGATTGTTGGAGGTTGGCACTCGCTAATGAGATTAAAGAACACTGGCCAGAGGTGTCTGAGGTCTTCTTTGCCTGATTGCTTTCCTGCCGCGGAGAAGGGTTGGCATGGAGGACTTCCTGTCCAAACAGGTCTGTCTGGACTCCATCCTGCGAGTTGTAATGCTCTACTCCATCCCCCAATTCCCGCGAAGAAATGACACTGGGTGAATCCTTTAAGGTCTTCTGGTCTGACATCTGCAATACTCCTTGAATCGACCTCACCATTTGGGATGAGACCATCTTTGATTAATTGTTTAAGCCACTCGGCTGCGAAGCTATCCCACTCGTTATAATAATTCACAATTCCACCTCCCAGTTTGACGCGGGAGTGGGTGTCTGCTCTTTTCTACGCCTCTCCCAGGTAATCACACAAGCCTTCCATGATTTCATCTGCTCTTTCCCTATCTTCCATCCCCTGGCTTCATAGAATGCCACGAACATCTCCGCGTCAATCCCGTTGTTTCGCAAGTCGCAATACGCCTGAACCTCTGCGACTGTTGGCGGTATATATTCTTTATTCTTACTTCTTACTTCTATAGTTGTTGTCGTTTGCTTGGCGTTAGCTTGGCGTTTGCTTGTCGTTTGCTTGCCCGTATCTTGATATTCGCAGAACTTAACTATTGATATTATTGAGAATTTATTCGTAATCTGCTTGTCGATCATGTGATCATTTTCAAACCATTTTAGGAATGTTCTTAGACGCCGTACTGAGATGCCTAATTTGGCGCTTGCTGCGTTCAATCCGAAGACCAATTGACCGCGCTTGATTGTCAGGTTTTTACCATTAAAAACAGTCACTTTGTCGGTCAGTGATGCCGCCATCAGTAGGTAGATCCAGAACTTCAAAGCCTCCGGTTCTCGCCAGATAAAGTGATCCTGCACTGCCCGATCTAATTTAATCCACCCCATAATATCCTCCTCGCTTCGCTTTATTGATGATTACCTGTGCCGCGTAGATGTCCTGGCGGTCTTTCTCAGTGAACGCCACTCCCTCAGCCGACCATATTGGGACTAATTCAAGCAGCCATTTCGCTGAATTGACTTCCTCCCGCGTTACCTTATCCGCCAGGGGTTTATAGTTTTGATCCTTGGGGTATAAGTCAGACCAAGTTAAACCCGCCGCAGCAAGGATGGACTCCGCGCTACAGTTCTGCGCCAAACAATTGATCAGCACCCGATCATCTTGAGGTCGGTACTTAATGGACAAGCTAGGGGATTTGTCAGCATGCGCGGGACAGATAGCCATTGCGGTATCTCCCTTGCGTCTCACTCCCTCCAAACTAGATAAAACCCTTTCAAAATCAGACATGACTTGCCTTTTTCTTGAGGGAGGAGTAGCCTACGACTAATCGCAAACCATCCTCCTCGATGTATGTGACTAGCCCCCGAAAGGGGGCGACCCTTTACTCGCTTTCTAACAATTCCCCGTATCGATCCAACCCCGCGTACTTAAGCCTCTCAGGGTGTCGCATCTTTCTTAGCGCCGATCCGTATATCTGCCTAACTCTTTCTACACCAACACCTAGCTCGTCTCCGATCTGCTGATAGGTATGCTCCACCCCGTCCAGGCCATGCCGCATAGACACAACCTTAGCGCTTCTAGGCGTTAATGTCCCAAGCAAAGTATCCGCGACCTCTCTGCGAGTCTCCGCCTCTAACAGCAAGGCAGGGTCACAAGCCTGTGATTCGATCCTGGTTAACTCCGAGGCATCAGCCTCAATCACCCGCTTATTGGATTTTAACGGCTCGCTCATTTGCGCTTCAGGGTATAACTCATCCGGCATAAGGTTAAAGAATTCGCATAACCGCACAAATTGCGGTCGATATTCCCCGCGGTAATCGTATACGCTTTCCTGCAAATTGAGATATCTGCTGATGTACACTTGATGTACACCCGATTGCCTGGCTAACTCCGCTGCGCTAGCAATGCCTTTTCGCTCCATTGCACTGGCAAGCAAGTTATTCTTTACCTTAAGTTCGACTCTATAATCTTTCAATTAAATCCTCCTCTCGCTAAGACCTCCGTAGCGGCGATCTAAGCGACTTTATTTGTACCCCTTGTGATGGTATTACTTTCCAATTTAAATCGATTCTAGGGCGACTGCTGAGGCTAGAATCGTATCTATCAAGCCTCGACTATGGCTATCTCCCTTTTCAGCTCTTCGATTGCCATATCTATAGCCTCAGATTCCAGTAATCTCATGTTGCCAGATTCGTATTTTCTCTGTATCAGACTAGCTCGACCCCTAGCGAAGTCTTTTATGTAATCGTCCTTCGCTCTTTCGGCTTGCTCGCTAGTCCTGTGCTTGAATCCGAACACGCCATTTAATCCGCTGAGTCTGTACATGTAACCCCCAAGTTTTTGTAATCCGGATGACCATAACGGCCTTCACTTTTTAGACTACCACCTGTGGCGTACCATAGGCAAACGGAATCTATATATTCTTTCTCCGCGATAATTTCGTCCTCGTAATCCCATCGTCCGACAAGTAATAACGCGGCGATTAGTGCTGTCATTGCTAAGCATTCCTTAATCATTTGATTCTCCGACCAATTGTTGAGCGTTTAATTTTGCCCGTTCTACTTCCGCGGGAGTGCATAATTCGGCTATCTCATAGGCCAATTTCAAGGCGTCACCATAGCGATGGCTAGGCGCTGTTATAGCTAGTGCTAAAGCTTTGGTGAGTGCTGTTTCGTGTGTCATGCTATTCCCCTATCTCGTCATATACCGCATAAGCTTCGCCGAATGATTCTGCGATTTTGGTAAATTTTCCTACTAGATAATCCCTATATATTTCTGGCCTATCCCAAAATCCTGTCCCGTGACCATTGCGCGTTAGCCAAAAGTCATGCCCCGCCTGTGCGATATTGTCATCCGACAGATAACACGCGATGCGGTTATAGAATGCCAGGCAGTCGATTATAGATTCGCGGAGAAAATCCTCATCTATTTCTGCGCCTATGTAGGCCGGCGACTTAACCCCTAATTCCGTGAAGTCTACCGCCTCAAGGTACGCGGCAATGAATTCGGATTCTTTTTTGTTAGTTTCGATTGTGTGCATAGTATTCCCCTTAAAGTATCGGCTGTCGGTTTAAGCGTACGATTACATCATCCGGATTTAGTGACCATCGTTTAGCTAATTCCATTTTAACGCTTGCAAGTTCTGGCGTTGAAGGTTGATAAGCTTTTATCCCGGTAAACTCGCAAAGCTTTGCCCATGTTATAAACTTGGATTCGCCATTCTCTACTATCTGAAAATCGATCATGCTATAATCCCCTTAAGTGATTGATTGTGTTAGAATTAGTTAATTTCGCAATAGTACTCATTGCAAGCGTTTAAGAGTGTCGCATAGGCTAATTTGGTAGCATGCTCGCCGAATGAATCAAACTCGATGCCGCAATCTTCAAGGTATTCCTCACCTGCGCTAGTGTCGCATTCAGCGCATAGGAGTATGGCCTTGTAGGTATAGATAACCCATTGGTGACCATCGCAAGCTTGCTGCGCGTATTCTAAGGCCGGGACGCCGTATTCTTTTTCCTCAATGATGCCTTGCGCAATAATCTCTTTTGCTTCTTGTTCTAGTATGTAATCGTTAATCTTAAATTCGCTCATGGTTATTCCCCTCGCGTTAAGTAGTATGGTGATTGATAAGCTTTATGACTTTCCATCTCTAGCTCGCCAGGTACTCTTAACCCACTGGCCTCGAATGCCTGTATTCTTTTCTGTAGATCGTTATAGCGATTAACTTGTCGGTCGTCCCATTGGATGCCGTATATATCTATAAATCCGTAACTTACTAGCATGTTCTATCCCCTTGGTGATGCCCCCTTTCGGGGGCGATAGTGTTTATATATCGATTGATGAGTCGATCGTGTCTCGCAACATCTCTACAATTTGATCGGAGGCTATTTTCTTGCCCATCGTGTAATCAGTCTGCTGTGCTATATCCTCTCGTTGATATACTGCTTGCATCTTGCATACTTCATCGAGAATTATTATTAGCGTGGCTTTGTCCATTGTGTGTATCCCCTTGGTTTGTGTGTTTGTGTTGCTGTCGTTTAATACATTGCAGATGCCGTGCCAATTCGTGCCAACAATCAAAATTAATTTTAAAACTCCAATGATTCCAATGCGTTACGGATGAAAATAAATTGACCGGATTGTTTTACTGGATGGATATACAGTGTGTATATGTGTTACCGTGTTACCGTAAAGTGTTACCGTGTTACCTTGAATGTGTTACCGGTAACAGTTTAAGAA